TGCGCGCCTGCGAGGCTCACTAGATAATTCTCAATAGTCAGCGCCACGCTTTGCGTTTCGGGCGAGCCGGAAATGTTAATATCGTTCATATAGCCGGTGTAATATGGGATGATTTCACCGACTTGCGTTTCGTCCTGATCGACACAATAAAACCAAAGCCGCGCAATGCGCCCTTGCCAATTAGACCGGTCGCCAATCAAGGTCAGAAATGCAGCGTCGTTCACAATCAATCCGCCGAGAGTGATTGTTACGGTGTCGGTCCCCTCTTCCTGCTTGGTGACTTCGCCAACTTGGATCAGGTTTTGATCGTATGTCTCATAGGTGCCATCCAGTTCCGCATCGCCGGACGCCGCAATAACCTTGTCATAAAGCCCGCTGGTGCCGCGCAATACATCGCCCACGAAGTCAGCATAGCAAAGGACACGCCACGTTAGGACTGTGCCTTCTAGTGCCGTTTGTGTGGTGGTATCGACCGCCATTAGAACGCTTCCCGAAGTTCAAAGGAAAAGCCGTAAAACACGCCGGTTTCATAACTTTCGGATGGCTGTTCTGCAAAATACATTAGCGCATAAGGCCGCCGGAACTCGATTGCGGCGTTGTTAGCTGGGCTGACGCGAATAGGCGGCTCAAAGGAAATGGTGGCCGCTCCGGTTAGATCGCTTACAACGTCAGCGGTCAGGATCAAAAGCTGGTTATTGATTGTGATATGCTCGCCCGCGCTTAATACCGTATCGGATTGCGGCCAGCCTGCGGTGATAAGGCTGCGGCCCGTTTGCGCTGCACCATTAACATAAGCCGCGCCAAAAGTGCTCGTGCCGCCTTGCGAGACATATTCACGCGCCACGAAATCCAGCGCCAAAACCGCGCCGTCGGTAGGCAACGCAACATCCGGCTCCTGCGGCACACCGTCAATCGGGAATTCTGCATCATTAGCGCCGCCGCGCATTTGGGCAATAAACGAGCGCCACGGGTTTGCGTTTGCCTTGCCCGCGATAACCGGCAACTGGTATGTGCACTCCCACCAACCGCGTCCGCTGGCCAGCGTTTGCCTTGCGCCCGTCCATCCGGAGATATTGGTTTGTGCAGGCATAACTAGCCGCCAATTGGTGCTTGCAGCCTGCGGTGTGGCGGGCAGTGTGATTGTCGCCATTATCTTGCCATCCCCGCCAGCCTTGGTCGCTGCAATGTTCTAACTGTTCTGCTTTGCGCCGCAGCAACGATATGCGGGGCAGCTTCAAGGATGCCGCGCTCAACTTCAGCCCGGACTGCGTTAGGGTCGGTTGAGCCTCTGGCGTCCACATTGATCGTCATTCCCCCCCCGCCGGTTAGTGCGCTATTGGGCGTAATCTTTCCGCCCGATGATGGCGAGAATAGTTCTGGCCCCTCTTCGCCAACCAAGAAGGTCTTGCCCGCTGACACAGGCCCGCCCGCTGCGCGCTTGCCGCCGAATAGACCGCCAAGAACCGAACCGAGAAAACCGCCCAAGCCCTTTTCACCAAACAGATTGGTTTCAAGGCTCCGCATTGCGGTGCGGATGCTTTCGTTTAGGACGTTCCCTAGAAGGTCGGAAAATACTTTCTTGAAACTTCCGCGCCCGGTTAGCACGTCAAAGATGCCGCCCATTAGACTATCGCCAACATATTCAGCAAATTCGACCATCTTTTCCTGCGCCTGATTAAGGGCGGGGGGAATTTTAAGAACGACTTCTTCTAGCTCGATCAGCTTTATTTTGGTTTGGTCGAAGATTGGCGCAACGCCGCCGATTTGCACGGCAGTGGAAATGTCCACTTCACCCCTAGCCTTGGCCCTTTCCTCTAGCAGGACAGACCGTCCGTCCGCCGCTTGCGCTGCTGAAATCAGGCCCGCTTTTTCAAATTTATCAAGGCTTACAAGGTCGCTGTTAATGTCGCGCAATTGCGCCGCCAGCGGAAAAAGCTGATTCATCAATGACAGGGCATCGCTGGCCATATCGCGGAAGGCTTCTTTAACCTTCTTGGTTGCCTTTTCGGCAGGGTCCACCATGAGCTTTTCAAGGCGGTCCATATTCTGACCGATTTCATCAACCATGTCGGGTATGTAACTGTTACCGACTACGGCGTCGTAAAGCTGGAAGAACAGATCGGCAACAAACTTCAGCTTCTTGCGCACCCCGTCAAAGATCGCGCCTAGCTTATCGCCTAGCCATTCCTTAATCGCCGAGCCAAGCTTTTTCAGGACGTTCCAGACGCCCGTATACATCCCCAACCAAGCGCCGACCACCAGCTTCAGGCCGTCCCATATGAAATTGAAGACCGGCGAGACGTGCTTGTTCCAAAAGTCAGTCACCGCCTTAGCTATGCGGTCGATGATAGGCTTGATCTTGTCCCAGTTTTTCCACGCTAGGTATATAAGACCAATGGCAACGGCAAAAGCTGCAACCGCCGGATTAAGCAGAAGGCCAAGCAGAGAAGCTGTGAGTCCCCTTATGGCAAGCCCAGCCGCAGACGCCCCCGTGGCAGCAACGCCGCCTGCGGGTCCGATGCCCGCTAACCCCAAAGCAAACGCCTTGACGCCAAGCGTAAACGCCACCATGCCCTTGACCGCAGTCACCAGCGACCCGACAACGTAAACAACAGGCCCGATTGCAGCCAATACGCCAACCAGCCCGACAATCCACTTTTGGGTGTCGGGGTCTAGGTCTTGAAATTCTGTCAGCAGATCGCTTAGTGCGTCCGCCAGCCTTATGACAACGGGAACGATAAACTGCCCGATTTGAACGCCCACAGCCTCTAGCTGATTCCTCATTACCTGCGCTTGGGCTGCGGTTCCTCCTGCCTGCTTGTCAAACGCATCCCCAACAGCATCAGCGCCGCCGCGCATATCCTCCAACGTAGATTTGAACACCGCTGCCTGATTGCCGGTCAAACCTAGAACAGCGTTAAGCGCCTCGGTTGATCCGAACAGTTTAAGCATGGCGGCGTCATTCCCGCCTAGCTTTTCCTTGATAGCGGCAAACGCTTGGACCATGCCGCCGGATTTCCCGATCAATTCGGGGAACGTCTTGACGCCCAGCGAATCAAAGACCGCAGCGCTTTCCTTGGTTTCCCTAGTCAGTCCGGCAATTGCCGCCCTGATCTGCGTATGCGCCTGCGCCGCTGGGAGGCCGGTCGTTGTAAGTGCTGCGACCGATGCCAGATATTCATCTAAATTTATCCCGGCATTTGCCACCGTTCCGGCGACCGCGCCGAAGCCTTGCGCCAATCCGGAAATGGTGGTTTTACCGTTCTTGACGGTCTTGAAGATGTTGTCATAAACCTTGTCTGCATCTTCCCCTTCAAGCCCGAAAGCGTTTATGGAAGATGTGACAATATCGACGGCCTCGCTAGTAGAACCAAGTCCGGCAACGCCTAGCCTTGCGGACCTATCTAGAACCTCCATAGCATCGCCAGCGGAAATGCCCGCAGACCGCACATCGTAAAGGCTGGCCGTCAGGTCATCTATGGCAACAGGCAGTTCCTTGGACATTGCCAAGACCTCATCGCCCATTGCCTTTAGGCTTTCGGTATTCGTGTCGATCAAGGTTGATACGTTCGACATTGACTTTTCAAAGTCACTGAAGGATTTGACACTGGCCGCGCCCATCGCGACTATGGGCGCGGTCAGCCCAAGCGTTAGGTTTTTGCCGAGACTTTTCATCTTGGCACCAGTTTTCTTCATTTGGTTGGAAAACTTATTCATCTTGCGCGTTGCAAGATCAATGCCGTCCGTGAAGGCGGCGGTGTTCATCCCTAGATCAACCCGAAGGGAGCCGATGCCTGCACTAGCCATTTGGGGTATCCCCTTTCAATATAGACTTAAGCGAACGAACCGCGCCAAGCAGGGCTTCGGGGTCCATTGCCTTAGGGGTTTTTGACTTACCCAATAGCTTGTCGAGTGTCGGAAACTTCTTGGGGTCTGTAAGGGACAGCCTTGCGGTCATCCATGCCTGAGTCAACGCGCTTTCGTTTTGCCACTCTTTGGTTTTCCAGCAAGCGGTAAGCACGGCGTCGATAGTGCGCGGGGTTTGAACTCCGAAATCCGAGGCCAATTGCCCCGCCGCACACCATCGCCCTAAGACTTTTTCCCAACGCCAGTCTTGCTCGGGGCCTTCTTCACGTTTCCCACTTCTCCCGCGTCCGACTGGTCGGGGAACGCCATACCAACAGCCACCGACAAGGCTTCAACCGCCGCTTCGATTCCAACGTCTGAAATCAAGGTGCCAGTTTCCGCTAATGTGATGTCCGGATGGTTTTGCAAAAATGCAGTGTGGAAAATCTTGCGGATTACCCGCAGGCTGGGGTTTGATTCCAGCCCTTGGATAACCTGCAGGACTTCGTTCACGTCTTTGGCCTCGAAGGTTTCTTCAAGGTCGCAGAGTGTGTTGACGTTGAATGCTAGGGTATAGCCTCCAACTGTCGTTTTGCCGTCCAGCTTAGACATTAAACTGTCGCTGCCTGAGTGATTGCGCCGGTTGGTTTCAGTGTCAGGGTAGCGGTCTGGTCATTGTCAATTTCCAGATCGTTCACTGAATAGTCGGTTCCGAATGCGCTGAACGTAATGGTTTCTGTGCCGGAAGCTGCTTTAGCCACAAGAGAAATTGCAGTGCCAACATCAGCGTTGATTGCCGCGACGCAAGCATCATCAATTGTCGAACCCGCTGCGTATTTCATTGTCACCGAGATTTCACCCGCATCGCGCATACCGCGAATGAATTCGCGCCAGCGGTTAACTGAACCGTGGGTTGATACGTCAATGACTTCGCCGGTAAGCGAAGGAACGCCGATTGAAGTTACTTCCGTAAAGGCAACGCCGCCCACGGAGATAGTTGCGCCGAAAGACGACTGAGCCATAAAGCAATTCCCTATTTTTGTATGTTAGACGGGGGCAAACCAGACGTTAAAGTCTAGGCTTTGTCTGAAAACCTTGGTCCCGTTCCCAAGATCATCCGGGTTCATCGCTCGTGATGCCACGAGGAATGATTCTTCAAAAACTATGCCGCCAATTGTTTCGGCGGTTTCCATTTCAGCAATCACCGCACGGGCAAGCAATTTCGCCGCGCCGTAGGTGTTGCCCCAACAGTCAATTTGGATGACCGGATTAGCTAGGCCGGTTGCGCCATCGTGCGCATAAATCTTGCCCGCCGTAATATCTTGCATCGTCAATGCGGGCAGCACTTCAGGACGCTCGACCCAATCAATCGCGGCGCGGCTGTTATGCGTTCCGACAAGGGCGGTGATGGTTGCATCATCGCGCAACCGTGCAAGAAGTGCCTCTTCCATATCAGCGCGCCGCCTTGTTGACTGATGACCATGCAAGTGAGCCGATGGTGTCGAGGGTTTTCATTTTCATTCCCTCCCATGCAGGGCGCATAAACGGATGCGCTGCCATCTTGAACGTCCCGAACTCTTGCACAACGCCTTGCACAAGACCGCTTGGGCCTATGTGCATTTCAAGGTCCGCGAATGAGCCTTTGGGGTTTTGCGAGCGCTGCGAGCGGTTGAGCTTTACGCCAACGTCAATGCTTTCCCGCAGCGCCCCATCGTCCACCGGGACCAGTGATCTAGCCCTTCTTGCTATAGGCTCGCCCGCTTCCTTTAGAACCTTCCTCATCTTGTTTTTTGCTGTCGACGCTTTCACCAGCGCCAACTTCTGTTCGATTTCCCGCATCCCCACCAGCTTGACTGTTGTTTTCATTTTCTACATTTCCGAGGGTTAGCTCTGCTTGTGGATTGGGGTTGTCGTAAACGTCACCGACTTGCTTTTCGTATGTGTCGCCGTGGCAGTTGCCGTGCGGTTTCAGGGTAATAACTTTCATGCTTCGGTCCTTCGTTTTGCTGTCAGGTCAACGCTGGCGCGTTCAAAAGGCGAGACATTCAAAATGTCCCATATATCGCCGTCGTAATTGATGCGGTCTGCCGTGGTGATGGCGTTTGCCGTTGCGCCTTCCTCCAGATAAAACGTAGCGGTTTGCTCCGCCCCTTCAATCGCTGTTGCCCGCCGTTCCGCGCCGGTTCCGTACATAATCTTTGCGTAGAATGTGCTATAGGTCGTCCAGCTTGCGGTGATTTCACCGAACGCGGTTTCGGTTGCTCCACCGTTGCGCTCGACTGTGATTAGCCGGTCACGCTCCGCGATATTCATGCGCCCACCCAACCAGCCCGATAGTTGGCAATCAATAGGTCAACAACGTGCGGGAAGTCCTTGCCTTCCGCGTCGTGAAACCAATGGCCGACAAGCAAGAGAACCGCGTGTTTAATGTCGTCCGGCAATGTAGCGAAGCCCGCCACATAGGTAATTTCCACCGCGTTGATACGGTCTTGCGTGGCTGGCCATGTAGCGTTCTGGTTGCGGACAATACATTGTGGGGCGGATTGATCGTCTAGCGTGTAATCTGCGGCTGAAACCGTCTGAAGCGTTCCGGCTGCGTCGTAATACTGCACGGATGCAACCGATTGAACCGGCCCGCGTGGAAGTTCGATTGCGTCAGAAAATTTATCTAGCGTCAGCTTCCAAGTTTGCGCGATAATGGATGCGCCCGCTTTATTCTCAATGATCGAAGTCGCAGCTAAAATAAGCTGGGCAATTCTTGTGTCGTGGTCGCTAGTCGTCACCCTCAAATGGGTTTTCGCTTCTGTGGTTGTGACCGGGCTGGTTGCCGGTTCAACTGTGCGCTTGATTCCCATTTATCTTTTCCCGTAATTAAAGGCGCTTGGCCTTGCCGGTGATGCGGCGCTTGTTCTGTCCGCTCCCGATTCACTCGATCTAGCAGGCGACACAGCGCCTAGAGGTCTACCCACCGTTGATTTGGAGACGACCCCAATGCTTGACGCCCCAATTAAATCAGCGCCCGCGCCAACAAGAATGCCGCTGGAAGCGCGGGTTGTGTTCGATTGCGCCCCGCCCGTTACGGTTGGATCCTTGGCCCGTCAGTGTGCCGCTTGTGGGCCGTTGCCGCGCATCTAATCTCTAATGTGATGACGACCTCTGTTGGATCTCCTTGCAGGTCTGTCATCGCTTGGACCGCGTTTCTTTCGCTGGTTGCTTTTTGACAGCCCGTTCAATTTTCTGTTCAGCAATAGGAACCGCGAAGCCCTTTTCGCATAGCCGCCCAGCCTCCGCCGCGCTGCATTCGTATTCATCGCCCACATTGTAAGCAGTGGACGCCGTAGCTAGGCTTGTGAGTAGCTTGACCTTCATTGCGGCCTCCATGTCAAAAGAATGGGCGGGACCGTTAAGCCCCGCCCGTAGTGTTTATTCAGCAGCTAGAATCAAGTGCTTGACGGCTGCGGTGTCAGCCAATTCGCCGTCGAAGCGAATGTAGCCTGCAACGCCGAAGCCGGGCCAGAACGCCTGAGACTGGATTGCTCCAATCAAAGGTGCGCCCACTTTGCGGACGATATACTTCTGGAAATCACCGAACAGCATCACCTTTGAACTGACGCCGCTTCCAAGGCCAGCCATCGCTTGATTGATTCTGTAGTTACGACCGTTCAGCGTGTTTGGAACGCCGCCTTGGACATTGCCAGCCTGCCACAAATAGTTGCCTTGGCCATCCTTTAGCTTGCGAATAGCCTGCAATGTCGAATCATTGAACATGAAGCCGACGCTAGGTGCCGTGCGATATGCAGGGTCAACCGAATGCTCGAAGTTAATGATTTCGTCATAGGTAATTGCAGCCGTGGCTGCGGCAGTAACACCTAGCGCGGAAGCCGTCACGATGCCGTTTGGAGCACCGGAACCTGTCCCAGTCGTTAGCTGAATATTGGCCGTTCGACCAAGACGTTCACCGAGCAGCGAGCCAAGCAATGCTTCAATAGCAAAAACGCTATCGTCCGCCAATTCCTTGGAAACCCGCAACCACTCAGTGTTGTATGCAAAGGCGTTCAAGGTCTTTTCAGCGAACGTAACATCAGCGCCGCCGTCATCCGTCAGCGATGTGCCTTCGGTGTGCGCCACGTTGGTTGCGTTAGCCGTATCGTTCACAGTTGGGAACGGCATTGCGCCGCCGCCGCTGGTTACAATTTCACGGGTCACGCCGGGGTCGTACATTGGACCGAAGGCGAGCATTGAACGGACAAGCTCAGGCATCATTTCCTCAGGGATAGTAAAACCACCCGCCGTTGTGACCGTTGTTTGAGCGCGAGATTCGACACTCTGATAACCAGACTGCAGAACCGACCGGCCTTCAGGTGACATAGCGCCGACCTGGCCTTCATTGCGAAGGTATTCATGGAAGGCGGAGCGGTAGGACATTGCATCGCCAGCATCGCTAGCAGCAGCTTCACCAACAGCGCCGGGGCGGCGAGCTTCGCGGGCGCGTTCTTCGGCTTCATTAGCGCGGGCCTCAATTGCGGCCAGCTTTTCTTCGCGCTCGATGTTCTTGTCGATCTTGTCGAAGTCAGCCATGATAGCATCATGCCGTGCGTCGAGTTCAGCCGAACGGGCTTCATCGGTGTTGGTTTTGATTTCGTCTAGAGCTTCACGTGCCTGAGTTACCAAGCGACCGCGCTGCTCCTGCATTGTAGGAGTAGACATAGCGTTAATCTTTCACAAAAAAAGCCCGCCGGAATGGCGAGCTATCGTTGCAGCGTATCAGCACACTGCGAGCCTCCGGGGTCGCCGGGATTAGGTTAAATCTTGCGGAACTTTTGCTCGTCTTCAGCCTTGCGCCGATAGTATTCATCAGCCTTTTTGTCGGCTTCCGGCGGCTTGGCATCCTCGCGGGCTTCGTCTAGTGAGCGCAGCGCTATTGCTGAATCCGCATAGGCGGGGAACGTCACAGGACTAACCTCGGCAAGGCCAGCTTCTAGGATTGTGCGGAGCGGCATTTCCCCGCTGTCGTCCCATTCTTGCCTGATAACGCTAAATGCAAAGCTAGAGCCATCAATGTCGCCCCGGTCCATCGAAACGCGCAGGTCACGGCCTACCGTGGTGTCCGGCAGGTCTAGATCATAGGTTAGCCCGCTATCGCCTTCGCTTAGGCGTAGCGTTCCCGACTTGGTGCGGCCCAAAACCTTGGAGCTATCGTGGTTGAACAAAGCGCGAACGTCGCCTTTGATGGCTTCGGCAAATGCACCCGGCGCGAATTGTTCACGGAACTCGCCGCCGATAATGGTTTCCGAATTATACCGCACGGCAAAGCCGCCCACTATACTCTTTTCGCCGTCTGCCCGAAGTTTGGGGGCCACCATTAGCGAGCGGGTTTCTTTATCCATCGTTTTCGTTTCCTTGTCCGGCAGAACTGATCGGCACGGTTGCCCCTTGAATAAACAACTCATCGCCGCCTTCCTTGGCTGGTCTGTTTTCAGCGCGGCGCGCTTCGTTAGGTGTAACAACACCGCTTTGAACGCCGCTTGCCCAGCCATCCATTCTAGTTTTGAAGTCACCGCGTAGCAGCCCGTCTACGTTCATTTCAACGTAGCGAACGCGGGATGTGCGCCCGAACAATTTCAGGTTAAGTTCCTGCTCAAACTGCTCGATGTGTTGCTTGATTGTGTGCTTCACAAAGTGCAGGTCTTGCTGCTCTGTGTTGCTGTATGTCCCGTGCGTCAGGTCTTGCAGGAAGGTCGGCGGGATGTTGTAAAGCCGCGCAATCTGCTCAATGCAGAATCTTTGCGTTTCGATCATCTGTGATTGTTCTGGATTGGAACCGATTGGCTTGATTTCCAGCCCCGCAGGTAGCGTTAGAGCTTGGCGGTTTTCTTTCGCCGCCTTCTTGATTGCTTTTGCAAGGTCATCGCCCGCACGATCTAGCGCCGCGCCGGTCTGGAATTGACCTGTGACCGCAAAGGGCGGGACGCCGCCGTTAGCTAGGAACTTGGAGCCGTATTCATTCACCGCAATGCAAAGGCCGATTGCATCCCTGCCCATTGCAATAGGCGAACGGTGCGAGAATCCGTCAGACTTCAGCATGAACGGCAAGTCGATGATTTCGTCAGCGCGGTAGCGCAACGTGCGGTCGCCCATCTTGTATTCATAGGAATTGACGAAGCCGTCACGCTTGATTGTTACATGGTCAGCGTCAAGGGGCCAAAGCGAAACAACCGCGCCGCTGGCGTTGCGCTCGATATAGCTAAGCCCCCGCCCGCCGGTTAGCTTGGCGGTGAACATTTGCTTGCGCCACTCGAACGATGTTGTGAAATCATTCGGCGCATCGTGCAGCGTGGTTGCTAGTGCGCTGTTGACTTGTTCGCGCCCCTCGCCCGACCGGCGAAAGACATGTAGCGGCAGGCCAGCCAGCGTTCCAGACAGGAAGTTAACCGCCGAAGCTACAGCAGGAACGCGCATGGCAGATTCCGGCGTGACTGTGACGCCCGAGGCGGATTCGCCATAGCCGTAAAAGTTCACGTTGTTGCCGAACAGCGCCTCCAGAAAATTGTCGTTTGATTGCGTCACTGAGCGGTTTTCTATTTTGTCAAAAGGCCACATTATACATCAACCAAACTAAATTCCGGGTCCGAATCCCACGGTGACGGAACGACATCTTTTGCCATAGCTTCTACACCCTCAGCCATCGTCAACGCGACCAGACCATCTATGCGGCCGGTCGCCTTTGACTTGTCCAGTTTTCTATTTCCCGCAGGGTCCGGAACGACTACTGCATTTGCGGCGCACATTGCTAGAACCGGGTGCCCGCCGTGGGCAATAGTTTCTTGCAACAAGTCCGCCTCTGTCGCATCAAGAGCGGGCGACATCGAGATATAGCCCTGCCCGAACGGCTCAAGCGGTAGCTGCACATTCTGTCGATCAAGTGCCATTTGCATCCGGTCCATGCGCCATCGGTCAAAGCCTATCTTTGCCACGGTCATGCCGGACGTTATCGCCCCAATATCCCGCGCCACAAAATCGTAGTCGATCACCTTGCCCGGCGTAGTCCGCAGCAAGCCATCCCTCACCCAAACGTCATACGGCGCACGGTCACGCTTTGAAGCATCCGCTACGCTATCTTCAGGCATCCAAAAAAACGGCAACACATTCAAAACGCCATTCATCCGGCAAGTCAAAACCAGCGCGGTTAGATCGGTCGTTGCAGAAAGGTCCAACCCGCCGTAAACTAGGCCGGCGAATTCAGCCGGTGCGCGGTTGCCTGCTTTCCACACGTTAGCCGATACAAACGCCGCCACCATGTTCCGCCGCTGGTTAAGCGTTAGAACACGAAAGGTGTTTTCGGAACTTGGCATCCGCTGCGCCTGCGCCGCTTGTTCTGCAACGTCCCTGCGTGAACGGAAAATATCAATTGCGGGGTTTGCCGCCATCCATGCTTCTTCGTCATCTAATTCACAGTCATCGGGCGCGGCGTAAACGTGGCTAACTATTGTCGGGTCACCCGAACGCTCCGCATCATCTAACCAAATGCTTAACAAGTCCGCATCAGTCGGCGCTTGCGTAGAAATCGCAATCATCAATGGCTCTTCGTGCGCGCCTTGCGCCGTGGTTATCGCGTCAATAAAATCATCTTGCGGGCCTTTAACTTGGCCCACCTCATCTAGGATCGAAAGAACCGGCGAAAGCCCGTGCGCCGTAGTCCCCTCAGCCGCTAGCGCCCTATATTCTGTGTTCATGGACAACCCGATTAGCGTTTTGCTTGATGGGATAATCCGAATCATTCTTCGTAAGGCCGTAGAAAGCTGCACCATCTTTGATGCCAGCTTAAACACGATAGATGCTTGGTCACGCGATCTAGCGCCGCTCACAATCTGGCTGTTTTGCTTGGCGACCTTGCCGACCAGATGGGCTATCACAAGGCATGCGATCAAAGCAGACTTGCCGTTCTTGCGTCCGATTGCCAGATATGCCCGGCGCGTTCCTGCGGGGTTGTCGTAAACAGCAAGGATAAACTTGCGCTGGAAGTCAGCTAGCTTAATGGGCTGGCCCACCATCGCGCCTTCCGGCACCCTGCAAAACTTTTCGATAAATGAACAAATAGACTCACCGTCCGTCAATTGACAGTTGGCCTTGCCAGTAGGTCATCGTCTAGCGGGTTGTCCTGCTCAACTGCGAACGCCTGCGAACGCCGCTTGTCCACGTCCCGCTTTTCGCCATCCTTGCCGCGTGAATGAATGCCCAACGTCTGCCGGTATTTCATCGCCCGAGAATGTAGGTCAGCAACAATTCTACAGCGCGGGTTCTGCACCGCATTGCCTCCTTGCCTTGCGACAACTGAACCCTCAATATCCAGCTTGGATTCTTCGTCCCGTAGCTTGCGAAGTGACTGCGCCAACATCGCTGCTATCTCAAGATCGTGCGCTGTCCATTCCGCCTTGGCTTTCTCAGCAATTATGTTTGCCCAGAAGGGCGCGTCCGCTTCCGTCAATGGAATGTGTGCCGGGGGCGCTATGTTGTGCAGCGCCGCTTGCATAACTTCAACGTGAGCCGTGATGCTGTCGATGCGCTGTTTACGACTGGTCATGGTCTGGCCTTTCGCGCGCGCGGGCGAGAAACTGTATTAGCGATGAAGAAAAGG